TTTTGTAGAGATACTCTATTGTGTTACACCGCCATTTAAATAGTCTGGGGTCTACCAGACTCAGCACAGACACAGACCAGTCCTGCTCTGTTCTGTTACTGGCGTTGCTGGTCTATCGGCTATCCCCGCTCCTGTCCAGTCGCGCCTGCTCTGGTAATAATCTATCCGCCAGGCAGGCTATTAAACTGGATATTAAAAACTAAAACCGAATCGGCAGAGCCGATTACTCAAGGGCCTATTCAGCCCTTGACCCGAACCAGCGTTCCGCTGGACCGATGTCTGCTCCGATGGCTGGCAGGTGGACAGTGCTAGACGCACCGCGTCTGTCCGCGTTGCCTCGCGTGTCAGAGCCACGCGCCGTCAACGCCGTGCGCTTTATGCGTCGCACCGCTGGTCGCTGTCGCGTTTCCACGCGCCTGGCGAACGCGAGCCTCGGCTCGCTGTCGCTCTTTGTTCCTCGGCGCTAAAGGCACTCGTCACAATGTCGCGCCACGCCCCGCCCTGCATCTCGCCAACGTGTCGGCGTGTCCAAGGCCACGCTCCGCCACGAACGGCTCGTGCTCCTACGGTGCCGTCATCGTAATCTGCTCTGTCAAATCCGCAAGCGGATTTCTCTCCGCGTGGTAAACCACGCGTCTGTCGCGTCGCAAGCGACGCGCCCCGCCCCCTCGCAAGCGAGGGGTGTGACAGGCAGATTTGCGATATCGGCATCTCAACGCTGGGTTGAGATAAGAAAGGATAATAATGAGGTTCTATGAAGCACACTGTAAATGCACACTATTCGGCGTAATGGATGATGCTGAGATGTTTGAACTGTTCATACTTGGTGAGGATGGTATCCCCAACTATTGTGGTCACTGTCTTGACCCGTTTGTTGTTACCTTTGTATATGAAGGGGCTGATAGCAAATGAACGAATCACTAGGCATATCAGTTATGAATATGTGCTATCAATGCTACGCATTGAACGAACTATGTCCCGACTGCCTTGAAGCAAAGGAGACTCGGGACATACAGAACGCTCATCAAATCGTTGATGAGAGTTCTGACTACTACTACCGAGGCTACGGCAAAAAGAAAACAGCCATAGCCTCGGCTGGCTCACTAGGTGAGCCAAATCCGCTCTCATCACTGCGTGATGAAGAGAGCGGACACGACTGGGTTGGTTCAGTTACCAAACTATCCAACCGAACCAAACGCTACAAAGTCGGTGCTTCAATGACAGATACCACTATTCGTGAGTATCTGGTCATTGAGGAAATTGACGGAGACTACCGCGATGAGTTCCTTGAACCCATCGCTAACCTAACAGATAGGTTTATGGACCTTGAAACTTCACTCACTATCACACACGGCGAGACCATCTGCACTTCGTGTCATCTGGTCTGCAACAAACACGCCGTGTGCCCCAACTGCAACTAATCCAAACGGGGAACCCCGTCACGATGTGACGGGGGATTCCCCGCCAAACAACTAATAAGGAGACAACGAAAATGACTACAGCAAACAAGTTCCAATTCAACAACGCTCTACTCAAGAATGTGAGAGACCGCAAGGATTTCCTCACAGCAACAGTTAAATCAACACAAACAGAATATCTGCCTGACGGCACTATTCGCAGTCGCTTTATCGCATCACGCAATGTGACTATCTATGACCCAGCACTGGTAGCACTTATCAAAACTACAGTTCAAGATGTATCTGAGTTCCCAGTCAATTGCTCAGGATATATGACCAGCACAGTTCGCGGTCAAGGTGATGACTCAGTTTGGTATGACAACCAAATCATCACAGAACTAACAGTTCTAAACTAAAAAACTGGCAGAGCAGGGCTTCGCCCTGCTCTGCTGTAGTTTTTTTTACAAACGGCGGAGCAACATTAACGGTCAAAGACAAGTCCAATACTTTTTCACAGGAGGCTACTATGTATTTAGATAATATGACAACACTGGCAATCATCATAGCGCTGGTATCTACAATGACTATGACAGGTATTGCTGTATACAAAGCCCATCAATGGGAGCAGGCATACCACGACCTACGCAGGAAATTAAAAATAGAAATGGCAGCACGCCAATGATGACTGTATATGCAACACGGCGCTGCGCTGTATGCCACAAGACAGGAACTATTATGGTAGATGAACAGGAATTGCTACACTATCTGCGTGGCAATTATGTTCAGGATTCTTTCAAGACTATGGCAGCACCACTGCGTGAACAGGTAATAACTGGCACGCATCCTGAATGCTGGCAAAAAATGTTCGGAACAGAACTAGAGGAGACTATCAATGACTAAATTATTTTCTAGTCAACAAGGAGTTGTCTGGAACTTTGAAGTTACTGGAAATATGCTTGGCGTTATGGATGACGCAACAGCAAATCTATTCTTCAATACTCTCGAAGATAGTATTGAAAAGGTTTGCTTTGACTACAATGTAGACCTAGGAAAATGAAGCAATGACTAACCTAGAAGCAGAATGTTTCAAGTGTGGCACCGCTATATGGGTGCCCAACTATGAGTATGTATCAGACAGGAACTTCTGTTACCCGTGCGCTAGCAGTTATATGGGGCACACAAGAGGCGTCAGCCTTGAAGAACTAGATAAGTTACGCACAGATACGGAGATAGAAAATGCGTGATGAAAATATACTGTTAAACCTATATGAGATAGGACAATGGTTAGATAAACTAATCCAAGAAATGCACGCTATAAACCTAATAGTAACCGACCTTATAGCAACAGTTCCAGTATCAGTAGAAGCGTGGGATAAAGTCGGAGAGATAGGCTAATGTCACAATACATAGTAAACTTTACTGAAACCTTTATAGTAAGTGGAGCATCAGAACAAGATGCTATTACTACTGCTAAGGATTTATTTACTATAAGAATAGAATCAGGCGAGATGGACCTAGATTATATGGCAATTGACTGCGAGATATTGCCGTCAATATTCACTACAAAGGAGACAAGATGACAGCCAGCATATCATTTCACAACCCAGACATTACAACTACAGATGTAACCTGCTTAAGTACAGACACCTGGACTTTGGCAGTAAAAGATGAGAAGAATAATAATGTGACTTTCTTTTTGTCAGACGCTACAAAAGTAAAAGCATTTGCTAAACTAATCATAGCGTTAACGGATGCACAGTTAACTAACCCTTACTATGAAGAGATAAGGAAGAAGTAGATATGGACGAGTCAGCAACAGCATCACAGATGGCAGCCCAAAATCAATTACTCAGGGAGTTCTATGGTTTTGGCAAGAATGAAATGGCTGTAGTCTTAAGAGAGTTAGTAACAGAATGTGATGAACTTGATGCCACATCAAGTTTAATAGTGTTTAATTTAATTAGAAAAGCACAGTTAATGTGCCGCAGCACAAACGAATTGAAAGCAAGTAATGCATAGCCATCTATGCACTAAGTGCCATACATTCTGGGATGAATCAGAGATAGTATGGCGGGATGAACTAGACCTAAAGCCCCTCTGTATAGAATGCTTTGACAAATATCAAAAAGGAGAGATAGCAATGTCAAATAAAAAAACAGAAACTGAAACTAATACTCTTATCAGAGCAAAGGCTGCACAATATGCCAGACTATTTCTAGCGCAAAAATACTATGAAGAATACAGTGAATTGTATTATGCCTATTGTAAAAACAGAGGGCTAACCTCAAGAAGATACCGTAAACCTATTCCAGACGAAAGAGAGTTGGTCAGTGAATGAAGTTATCTTTCCACACATCACAACGGGAATCACCTGGCTATACCTCGTTGGCATTGGGTATTGCATATACAGATGGAGTACTAGATGAGACGCAAGTTAGCAGGGCTATTCAGTTGGGCATTGACAGTATCGTATGCAATCTTTCCGACTCAGTCACACGCAATGCAAGCAGCAGAACAGTTCTTAGACAAGAACGAGTCGCCAAAGAATGTCCAGAAAGAAATCATATGGACCAAATCATTGAGCAAATACTATGCGAAGGCGTTGATGTCAGCACAGTATGAACATTGGGATACCAAATCAGAATTCCGTGCGTTGTCAAAACTATGGGGTAAAGAATCAGCGTGGGACCACACTGCTGCTAACCCTAAGTCATCAGCGTATGGGATACCGCAGTTGTTAAAACTGAAACCAGAAACGCCTGCGCCCGAGCAGATTGCTCGGGGCTTGGCGTATATAGAACATAGATACGGCAAACCATCAGTAGCGTGGGCGCATTGGCGCAAGCACGGCTGGTACTAAACAAAGGAGACAGTATGGCAAGGCAAAGCAAACCAATCAATGTCAAAGTATCAAGAGTTAAAATTATTAAGGCTCTTGAACAAGCATTGATTAAGTTAGAAACTAATTATAAGAATCAAAATATAGAAGAAAAAAAGTATGATGTTACCTATAAAAAATGGGAGCAACAAGTTGTTAAACTAGCGACAGCAAAGTTTGGTAAAGCAACAAACCTAAGGGTTCACACTCGCCATAATGGTAGTGTAAATGTTGAGTTCGATATACTTGCTGGCGAAATCAAACTACCTGAACAACCTACACGCAACTATGATTCTATTGCTGACTGGCAATACAAAGAAAGCAAAGAGGAAATAGAAAACGCTATTCGTGTTCTCAAAATGTGTGAAGACGAATACATTAACACAGGAACCTACGGCAACATAAGCAAGTACCTATAAAGGAGACAGCAATGATAATCAAACACGTAATAGAACTAGAGACAGTAATCAATGAAGAAGTAAATGAAGTAACTGTCTACAAAATCAAAGGTATGTCAGAGGAGAATCGTCAACAGTTCTTTACTCAGGCAGCAAAAGAAATGATAGGCCAAGTTCTAGAGAATATGAATAAAGGAAATACTTGGGCAATACTCAGAGTAGCAGAGGAACAATCTGTATGACCACAGAGGTAGTTAATAGACCACAGATATCAGTAAGAAACGAATCAGCCTGGACTAAATCTGGTGTGGCAGTGACAGCCACATCAGCCAGTGATGTAGCCAGACAAGCAGGACTTGACTGGTCGGTATCACTACACGATGTAACCACTACCTATCAGATTCCAGGTAAAGGATTACCCTTCCACATACCAGTCAATAACAAGAAAGCAGTTGTTAAGACAACGCCATCAGGTGAAGTAATACCACTTGGTATTGTCGGCAACAAGTACAAGCCATTACAAAATGCTGAAGTATTCTCAGTGCTAGATACCCTGATTGATTCAGGAGATGCACGGTATGCAGCAGCAGGTGAGTATGCAGCAGGTGCCAAAGTATGGATGCTTATGCAGTTGCCTATTGAAATGGAAATCAAAGGTGACCCACACGCAGCATTCCTGCTAGCCAAAACTACACACGATGGTAGTGGCTCTGTTCTTATCCGCCCTATTATCGAACGGTTATTCTGCCACAATCAGATTAACAAAATCTATCGGGCTACTGATAAGAGGCGCACCTATATGCTACGTCATACAACTAACTCTAAGTTAGATGTTAATGATGTTCGTGGCATTCTTGATATTGCTTACACAACTATTGATGACTATACAGTTATGTCAGAAGCAATGCTTGAACGTCAGGTTACACGCCAGCAAGCAGTGGATTACTTCAAGAAAGTATTCCCATTACCTAGCAAGGTAGAAGATACACCTCTAGATTTACTATCTGCAGGTGAGAAGATGCAACGCACCAATGCTCTCAACCACAGAGCCAGAAGCCTAGACATATACGAGAACAGTCCTACTCAGGAGAACATCCGAGAGACTGCCTTCGGTCTATGGCAGGCAGTCGTTGAGTATGCCGACCACGGCAAACCAGGTAAGTCAAAGTCACTAGGCGTTAGAACGATGTCAGGTGGCAGTGATAGCCTAAAGATAAGAGCGCAAGAACTAGCACTAGCATAGGAGACTAACGATGGAATACATACACCAAGAACCAGACGGAACTACAGTTAAATACACAGATGAAATGATTAAGGACCTTATCATTTCAGAGAAATGGGCAAGAGAAAAACATACTGTTAATCTAACTAAGGTTAACTTCATACGTAGTACAGTGCACGACTTCTTTGAAGAACGCTATGATGACCCAAGTGAACAAAATGATATTGTCTGTACCGTGGATGATGTCAATACTTTGCTCAAAGAAATTGATGCAGATATATTAAAGAGTAGTTACTGCGTAGAAGGCAAGATTACTTTCAGTATCTCTGGCATTGTTGCAGATAATGAAGATGAAGCCAGCGACTTAGCATACAATAATGTTCGCCTTGAATACGATGATGAAGGCGAACTAGGTGATGATTGGTCAGTTGAAATCAAAAGCATTTCCAGAGATTAAGTAATGCCCAAGATAGCAGACCACACTTATGTTGAGGCACTGCCATCTGGTAAATGTATGGCAGGTAGGCACAAAGAATGCGGGGGTATCGTGGTCATCGGTATCCGTGCATTAAGGAGACAGTGTGCTTGCCAATGCCATCCCATATCAGAGCAATCAGATACCCGTTCTATCTGATACACTCTGCCTACTGAGATGGGCTGGAGTTTGATTAGTCTCCTTTTCCAGCCCGTCTCTTTTACAAGGAGACAAAGGACATATGAAAATAGAAATAGAACGTGATAGGTACGGACGACCATTAATAATTCCTAAAGCAGGAGGCAAGCCAGTTGCTTATACAAGAGCAACTACAATTGCCAACAGTTTAGATGATGCCTCAGCACTGACAGCCTGGAAAATGCGTATGGCTGCAATAGGTTTAACAGTACGTAGTGATTTACTACTAGCCATCAGCGCAGCAGGCGATGACAAGATGGCTATTAACAAGTTGATAGAAGATGCTATGGAAGTAGCAGGCGCTAGCCGTGCAGCCAGTATCGGCACAGCACTACACGCAATAGCAGAGAAACTAGATTTGGGACAGTCACCTGGCCCAATACCAGACGAATGGGCAGGGGACATCCGAGCCTATGAATTAACAACAGGACATCTCAAGAAATTCTTTATAGAACAGTTCTGCGTGTTGGATAAGTACAAGATTGCTGGTACTCCCGACAGGATAATTGAATATAAAGGTGAGAAGTTCATTGCAGATATAAAGACTGGTCGCATTGACCATCCCAATAACATTGCTATTCAGTTAGCAATTTACGCCAACGGCTCCCCGTATGACGTTGCTACGGGTCGCCGTGGTAGTTGGGGTGATATCAATAAAGAGAAAGCAGTTATCATCCATCTTCCAGCAGGAACTGGTCTATGCAAATTAGTTTGGATAGACATTAAAGAGGGCTGGAAAGGAGTACAATTCGCAATGAAAGTAAGACAGTGGCGAGACAAAAAGGGTCTCGTTACTCCATTTGAAGAAGGAGATATCAGTGGCTAGCACTGAAGCACCTATCAGTATCACAGTAAAAACATCAGCAGGCTCATTAGTAACAGTCCGTGCAGAACACGGAGATGAACTAGACCAGTTGGTAGCAACAGCATTAGATGCTATCAAGTCAGCAGTAACAGAACTTGAATCAGCCATCAAAGCAACAGCACCAGCAGTAATGGCACCAGCACAGGTAGCAGCAACTCTCGGCGCTTCTATCATTGACAGCCAGCCAGTAGCAGCACCAGTTGCTAACGGTGGTTGGGGTTCAGCACCATCAATTAATGGACGTAATTGTCCACACGGAAAGATGACAGCAATTCAAGGGACAGGTAAAGATGGTTCCACTTATCGTGGTTACTTCTGCCCAGCACCGAAGGGTGCAATTGACAAGTGCAAAAATGTATATGTCAAAGCAGGCTCACCAGAATGGAATACATTTGTTGCTGAACAAGTCAAGTAATGAGAACGCTTAAACGCAGTATCAATAAAGCAGAGGTAGGCGGAGAACCATTACCACCTGCCTTTGCTGCATTTGAACGGGCAGGAATTATCCTGCGCCGTGCAGAAATTACAATGATTGCTGGCACTCCAGGTGCAGGTAAATCATCTATTGCACTGGCTATTGCAGCCAGAGCAAAGGTACCTACGCTGTACTTCAGCGCAGATACTAACGCTCACACTATGGCTATGAGATTACTTGCTATGTCTAGTCGCATTACACAGACAGCAGCAGAGCAGATGCTAAAGCGTGAACCACAACAGGCAGAAGAAGTTCTTACCCTTAACAATCATTTGTTCTGGTCTTTTGAATCCACTCCCACTCTAAAAGATTTAGATGATGAGGTCAGTGCATTTGAAACAGTTTGGGGTAGAAGTCCTACGCTTATAGTTGTAGATAACCTAATGGATATTGCAATGGATGGACACGAAGAATTCCAGGGTATGCGTGCAGCAATGAAGGAGTTAAAGTATCTTGCAAGAGATACCAATTCCGCCGTGCTTGTTCTGCACCATACCAAGGAAGGCTTTGATGGCTATCCGTGCCAACCCCGTTCAGCAATACAAGGGTTAGTCAATCAGATACCAGCAATGGTATTAACTATCGGTCAGATGAAACAAGGTGATGATACCTATCTATGCGTAGCCCCAGTCAAGAACAGATACGGGCGAGCAGACCAGACAGGTAACAACTATGTCAGCCTAGCCTTCAACCCTGACAGTATGTATCTAGAAGATGTACAAATCAAATATGCACAGGAGACAATGTAATGGAAATTAAGATATGGGATTGTTCATTCAGCAAAGAAGATGTAGAAGTATCAATAGGTAGAGCACTAACAGATGGTGAATGGAACATAGTAGTTGATGAGTTGTATAATAACGATGAGTTATATAATGCTCTTCAAGAAATAGTAATTACAATAGTTAAAGAAGCACTCGTTTGAGTAGTGCATCTAAGCGTAAAGGTAGTCAAGCAGAACGAGATGTAGTTGCTTGGCTTAAAGCCAATGGTTACAAGTATGCAGACCGCAGACTCGCAGGAGCAACCTTAGACAAAGGCGATATAAGCGGTGTGCCAGGTGTAACCATTGAGATAAAGAACCACGCCAAGATGGACTTAGCAGGATGGCTAGCAGAACTAGAAGTAGAAATGAAAAATGATAATGCTTGGACAGGTGTAGTAATACACAAACGTAAAGGCAAAGGAGATGTCAGCGAGTGGTATGCCAGTATGCCAGCACAGGTATGGCTAGAACTGCTGAAGAAAACAGATGGAGAAACATAGTATTGCTGCATACCTAGAGTATGTAGGCGCCGCCGTGCCGTCAGGCGGGCACGGCTGGCGCAAGATAAAATGCCCATTCCACCCAGATAAACACGCATCTGCTGGAGTTAACTTTGATGAAGGTAGATTCAAATGCCACGGATGCGGTGTCGGTGGAGATGTTTACGATTTAATTATGCACAAAGAAGGAGGTAACTATCGTGAGGCTGTCAAATTCGCAGAGGCAATTTCTCCTACAGGCAGCGACAGAATACGCCAAACATATAAACCAAGCAGCAGACTATCTAGCAACACGGGGTCTATCGGTAGAAGAAGCAAAGATGTTTCATCTAGGAGTAGTGGACAATCCATCTCCAGGACACGAAGGCTACAGGGGTAAACTAGTAATTCCATACATCACCCCATCAGGGGTGGTTGACCTACGCTTCCGCAGTATCAGAGGCGAAGACCCTAAGTACATAGGACTACCAGGAGCAAAGACAACTATGTTCAATGCTCAGACAGTTCTAACAGCCAACGGATATATCTGTGTCACCGAAGGTGAGATAGACTGTATAACACTAGTGACTAAAACAGGACACCCAACAGTAGGTATTCCAGGTGCTAATAATTGGAAGCCCTATTACACAAAAATACTTGACGACTTTGATACAGTTATCGTACTAGCAGATGGCGATAGCCCAGGGTTAGAGTTCGGCAAAAAGATTAGCCGAGAATTGGGCAATGTAAATATTGTTCAGATGCCAGAAGGACACGATGTAAATAGTATTGTTTTACAAGAAGGAACGGAGTGGCTAGATGAAAGAATCAGAAAGTGCTTCATACGATAACGAACCAGATGTATGGGATTACATTAGAGATAACCCTAGGATTATGGGGCTACCTTTATCAGATAGCAAAGCAATAGATATCTGCACAGCATTACTAGATGTTTACGACACCCTCATCAAAGACCCAGAAACAGCCAAGACTTTACTCAGTCTACTAGCCACAGTTCTAGTAGGTTCAGCAGAGGGGCAGGGCAAGGAAGTAATAGAGGAAGTGATGGTCATAGAAGCAATGCAGGATTTAGACCACAGGCTGAAAGGAATATTAGATGAAGGACACTGAACATCTAGAAGAAATCCTAAGTCAACTAAGAATCATAATGATTAGGAAGCATCAGGACTACGGCCCATACAACATAGCCAATGCTCCAGGTGGAGCAATGAATGGATTGATAGTCAGGATGCACGACAAGATGACACGGCTAGAGAACCTGCACTACAACCACAAAGGCAACACGCCGAACTATGAACCTATCGAAGATACCCTGCTTGACCTAGCAAACTATGCAATAATAGGACTAATGGTACAAAGAGGTTTTTGGGAAGGCTTGAATGGCACAGGAGTACATAACTGAGTATGACGCTTTAGTAGCGTCATTAGCAGTAGAGTATCACCGCAGGTATCCAATGCTTGAGGTGTTGGATATACAACAGGTGTTATGGCTTTGGTTCCTGACCCATACCAGAAAGTATGCTGAGTGGTCTAAGTTAGAACAAAAAGACAGAGACAAGTTGATAGCCAAATCCCTACGCAACGCAGCAATTACATACTGTGAGAAAGAAAAAGCAAAAACAATTGGCTACGAAGTATTAGATTTATATTACTACGATGCTACAGTTATAGAAGCATTCCTACCTAGTATTATCTCTGAAACATATGAGATGCCAAGCAAGATAAAAGATTTGAACTTTAAGTTTAATAAATCAGAAGCCAATAACGATGGCAAGAACTGGCTAGTGTTGCGGTCAGACATAGCAACAGCCTTCTATAGATTATCAGAGGCTAAACAAAACATACTCAGAATCAAATTCAGCACAGAAAACAACGAGTGGGCTTTGATAGCCAAGGATTTAAAGACAACACCAGATGGTGCTCGTATGAAAGTACAGCGTGCTATCAATTCACTAATCAGAAACCTAGGCGGATGGCGTCCATTTACAGACAATGACTCTCCAGTTGTAGAGGAAGATGAAGATGAGCCAACCGAAACACATTAGAGACCTGCTTCATATCAAGGACTATAGCAAGGCTATGGACCTACGTGGTGAGCCGACAGAGGTATGCGTCTGTGGATGTGATGTCTTTATTATGTTAGGTGGATTTGTAGATGGGGAGATAGCCTTTTATTTTACAGACGGGGAGTGCGCTAGTTGTGGCAGTATGGTAACTCTGCCGACCCCATCAGGAGAGGATGACGGCATTGCCACTTTATGATTTTCAATGCAAGGCTTGTGGTGCATTGATAGAACAAACAGACAACATACCCCCAGCCTGTCATCTTTGTGGAGAGATGATGGTTAGACTATGGACATCAACGCCAGTGCACTTCAAAGGCACAGGCTTCTATGTAACAGGAGGATAACAATGCCATATTATGGACGTGATTTAACAAAAAATACTTCATTACATATGGGATATTCAGTCAGGTTTGCACTTGGATTTACTATAACTAGATACGGGTTTGACTTAGATATAGGTCCTGCTTGGATATCTGTAGAGTTTAATAGATTATTTAAGAAACATTATGGGTTTGATTCGGATGACGAATGATAGTAGAACTCAGCCAAGAAGAAGTCAGAGTCTGCACACTACTAGCAGTAGAACGCTGGCTAACTAAGTTCGGCTCAATGGATAAACCTAACTACGCAGAAGGCAAACGGTTAGGTAAGTTAGAGCCAGAATTAAATGCTAATATCAGAGCCAATGTATCTGAGTGGGCAGTAGCCAAAGAGTTTGACCTGACTTGGTCTGTGCCGTGGTATCCAAACAGCCTACATAAACGGCGCAAGAACATATCAGATGTCGGTGACTTTGAAGTTAGAACTATCAGAACACAGACAGCCATACCTTTCTGGGACAAAGACAAGGACAGAACTATCTTTGGCACTAAGGTGCTAGATGTAGAGTACTATTCTAAGGTGGAGATATACGGCAAGTTCAAAGGCTCTGACTATATGACAGCAGAATACAGAGATGAATCTATCGGAGGGTGGCGAGTCCCCGTAGAACTTCTCTCCAGTTAGGGGAAGACTGGGAGAAAGCAAAATAGACCCCCTATCCAATTAAGGTAGGGGGTCTATTTGTGTCTGTAATCGCCTTATAGGGCGTTTAAAGGGCTACTTAGCACCTCTGCCAAACTCAGGGGCAGATGGGTCTAACCACTT